TTCGCTATGCTATGCAATTGGAAGAACAAGGAAATCCTGAGATGCACGTTCTTGAAGTTGAACCTGATATGATGACTGGAGTATGTGAAACTCATGGTTATGATTATACGATTATAACCAAAAATGACATTGTAGTGCCGCCTTTGACTAAACATGATCTTATTTGAAAAAATTCGTTGGAAGAATTTTCTTTCGACGGGTAATCAATATTCTGAAATAGATTTAAATACTAGTCACCAAACCACTTTAATCCTTGGAGATAATGGTTCGGGGAAGAGTACGGTATTGGATGCATTAACATTTAGTTTGTTTAATAAACCATTTCGTAAGATCAGTAAAGGACAGTTAATAAATTCTACAAATGAAAAGGATTGTAGGGTAGAAGTAGAATTTTCAATTGGAACAATTAAGTGGAAAGTTATAAGAGGAATAAAACCTAATATTTTTGAGATTTATAGAAATGATTCTTTACTAGATCAATCTTCTTCAGCTAATGATCAGCAGAAGTGGTTAGAGCAGAATGTAGTAAAGATGAACTATAAATCTTTTACACAAATTGTAGTATTAGGATCTAGTACATTTGTTCCCTTTATGCAATTAACTGCTACAAATCGCAGAGAGGTTATTGAAGATCTTTTGGATATTAAAATCTTCTCTTCTATGAATAATATTATTAGAGATAAGATACGTTTAGAGAAGGAAGAAATTAATACTTTAAATTTGAAAAAGGAATCTCTTAATGATAAGGTAGAGATGCAAGAAAGATTTATGGAAGAAATAGAGAGTCGTGGTAAGGAAAGAGTAAAGGATAAAGAAGGTAAAATTAAACAATTGACAATTGAAATTGATACTAAGATTGAACATAATCAAATCATACAATCTAATGTAGATGACCTTACTGAGAAGCAAAAAGATGTAACTGGTGCAGGAGAAAAGTTAGTAGAACTTAACAATTATAGAGGCAAGATATCACAAAAGGTAGCGTCTGTTACGAAGGAACATAAGTTCTTCACACAAAATACAGTTTGCCCTACTTGCACACAAGACATAGATGAAGAATTCAGAATAAATAAAATCGATGATGCTCAAACTAGAGCAAAAGAGTTGCAATCTGGTTATAAAAAACTAGAAGAAGCAATTAAAACAGAACAAGAGCGAGAGCATCAATTTACAAACTTATCACAGGAGATTACTAAACTCACGCATGGCATTTCTAAAAACAATACAACTGTATCTGCTTGCCAGAGACAGGTCAGAGAACTGGAATCTGAAATTCAAACACTTACCAGTCAACTTGAAAACAGAAATACTGAGCATGACAAGTTAGAAACATTCAAGGAGAATCTCCAGGAGACCTATGACAATTTAGTCTCACGTAAAGACACAATCAAGTATTATAACTTCACTTATGGCTTATTGAAAGACGGAGGAGTTAAGACAAAAATCATCAAGAAGTATTTACCGTTGATAAATCAACAAGTAAACCGTTATCTACAGATGATGGACTTCTACATAAACTTTACTCTTGATGAGGAGTTTAATGAAACCGTTCAATCCCCAATACATGAGGATTTTTCTTATGCGTCATTTAGTGAAGGTGAAAAACAAAGAATAGATTTAGCACTTCTCTTCACATGGAGGGAAGTTGCTAAGTTTAAGAATTCAGTATCAACCAACTTAATGATATTAGATGAAGTATTTGATAGTTCATTAGATGGTCAAGGAACAGAAGAATTTTTAAAAATCATCCGATATGTAATTGAGGATGCTAATATATTTGTTATATCTCATAAGGGAGGTATGGAAGATAAATTTGAGAATGTTATTCGATTTGAAAAACTGAAAGGATTTAGTAGAATGACGTGAAAGTTGTTATGAGTAAAAAGGTTTTTGTTAATGGTACATTTGATATTCTCCATAGGGGACATTTAGAACTTCTAAACTATGCAAAAAGTTTGGGAGATGTTATTGTTGGTATTGATACCGATGAATGTGTAAGGGAAAAGAAGGGTCATACAAGACCAATACATAATCAAGAAGAGAGAAAGTTTTTTCTTGAAAATCTAAAATCAGTTGATGAAGTAATATTTTTTTCTAGTGAACCTGAGTTTGAGAGATTGATAAAATCTCTTGAACCTGATATAATTATTGTAGGTTCTGATTGGAAAGAGAAGTCCACCATAAAATCTTATTATGATGGTGAGTTAATTTTCTTTGATAGAATAGAAGAATATTCTACAACAAAAACAATTCAAAAAATTAAAGGATATTATGATGAGTAATGTAAGTGTAGGAATTGTTGGTAATGGCTTTGTAGGTAATGCTGTTTACCAGAACTTAAGAGATAAAGTAAAATGTAAGATCTATGATGTAGATAAGAATAGATCTCTTAATCCATTAGAAGAAGTTATACAACAGGATTTTGTTTTTGTATGTCTTCCAACTCCTATGAGGATGGATGGAAGTTGTGACTTGTCTATTCTTGATAAGTTCTTTGAGGACTTACCAGACCATTTGACAGGAACCTTTGTTATTAAATCTACGGTTCCTATAGGGACAACAAAGAAATATACTGAAAGGCATAATGTAATTCATAATCCAGAGTTTCTGACTGCAAGAAATGCAATAGAAGATTATGCAAAAGCAGAAAGAAATGTTGTTGGAGGAAACAAAGAATTGTGTGTTGATTTTACATGTTTCTTTGAGGCATGTTTCCCCAAGATTCCAAGTATAATTGTTACATCAGATGAGAGTGAAGCAATTAAATATTTTTCTAATGTGTTCCTTGCATATAAGGTAGCATACTTTAATAAAATATATGATTTATGCCAGCAAGGTGGAATGGATTATAATAATGTAAGGAAGGGAGTAGTTGCAGATAGTAGAATAGGTAAATCTCATACTCAAGTTCCTGGTATAGATAATGATAGAGGATTTGGTGGAACGTGTTTCCCTAAAGATCTCAATTCATTAATCACACAGTTTGAGGAACGTGGTCTTAACTGCGATATGCTCAAAGAGGTGTGGTTATATAATGAAGAAATTAGAACAGTTATTGATTGGCCAGTGACATGAAAGACAAAGTATTAGTAACAGGACATAGAGGTTTTATCGGACGCTATGTTTTTGCTGACTGGAGAAAAACTCATGGATATCTTGTTCATGGTATAGATCATCCAGATGATGTGGGTGATTTTAATATGAGTGGTAACATGAGAGTAGGTGATTATCAATTAGTGATTCATCTTGCTGCATGGGCAGATATTCGTGAGAGTATGGAGAAACCGCAAGCATACTATGAGAATAATGTAGTAAAGGCAAAACCTATTTTTGATTGGTGTGCTCAGACAAATACTCGTCTTTTATATGCATCATCAAGTGCGGTGAGTGATAATTATTGGGAAAATCCATATGCTATGACTAAATGGGTTAATGAACAAATGGCACCTTCTAACAGCGTAGGGATGCGTTTCACGACGGTTTATGGACCTGATAGTAGAGATAATATGATGTATGGTATGTTAAAGGATGGAACAGCACCTTATGTAACTAATCATAGAAGAGATTGGATTCATGTTAAAGATGTGTGTAGAGCAATCAGATATCTTGCTGCTAAGAAAGAAATAAATGGCCCTGTTCCAGTGGGGTATGGAGAATCTATTCCAGTAAAGAGATTGGCAGAAGCATTCGGGCGACCTAATCTTCCTTTAAAGACAGATACTCCAGGTGAAGCAGAAGATAATGTTGCTGATATATCAATTATGTTAAGTACTGGATGGTCTCCCAGAATAAACATTTTAGATACTGTAGATGGCAACGTTTAAACATCTACCCACTGGAAAGAGATTTCTTTTTGTACATATCCCTAGAACTGCTGGTAGATTCTTTGAACAGAATCTAATGAAGGGTAATGATTTTGTATGGGATGATGATGTAGAAATTGATAGGCAGTATAAGAGTATTGATGGTGTTGAGTTAGCTCATTTCCATAGAGAGTATTATGAAAAATATCTGGATGTAAAAGATATTCCTCATATAACCATTATAAGAAACCCTATTGATAGATTTATTTCATGTACCATATTCCTATCAGAATTGTATGGTGATTTGGATGATTTGTTAGATGATCCTATGATGTTTCATTCTATGTTGCAAAATGCTCCTTTATCACAATCAGTTAATTGGTTTAGAC